CCTCGCCATCGTTTCACAAGGTGACTCGTGTCACGACGTGTATACGAGCTAGCCGAAAAAGGCTCGATAGACTCATAAGAGTCGTCAAGACCTAATTCAGCGCATCTGCGAGCTATGTCCCCTCTCACCCCAAGTTGGGCTCGACGTCCTTCGGTGAAATACCGAAGCAACATCGACCACCCATTAATGGGGTGTATGAGAGAGGGAGACCGAACAGTTAGCACACGATATTCAAGTCTTTGAAGACTTTTATTTCGGCGCTTTCTGGGCGGGTGATAGTTCGAGGGCGTACACAATAAGGACGGACATGAAATATTCATGTCAGCCGTGGGTATGTCAGTGTAAACACTGCATAACCACCTAGCGATTAACTCGCTAGTGTTGTAGTAACCCAACTTATAAAGGTTATTGGAAAATTCCAAAAAACCTAAATAAGTGCTAGTGCGAGGGCGTAACGACCATTGTTCGTGTAAACGAACAGGGGTGACAGGAATGCCTTTATAGGCATCCATGCCACAGGATTCTCTAAAGAACCCGTGGTAGCAACTCTTATCCCGGTTTACTAATAAACCAAAGGACTCGAGTAGCTTCATAGACGTTTCGGCTTGCGCCGATTCAACTATGACGTCATCACCGTATACTAAGATGCTCTCACGAGCATCCGCATCGGTCGTACCCGCAGTCAGGATGGCCCAAACGGTTAACGCCAGTACGGGAAAGCATAAAGCTGACCCCATTGGCGCATACTTATTGAGCTTCTTAATCCTGCCGTCAGGTAAGACTGTTCCTAACGATCTGCAAGCTTCCAAATATTCACAAATGTGATATGGAAACAGCAGGCGAACCAGACCAACAGTTACGCGATCACTCGCATCTTTAAGATCGAGTGTAGCGTACCTACCCGTTTTAGAGCCCAATAAGGCTCCAAATTGGTTCGGTTGTTGGTTTGTAAAGTGGACGTTCCATCGTGTTAAACGATGAGACTCCACATGCTCCACAATGGCCGCGCCCAAACCTTGTTGAACCCACTGGAATTCCAGGGGCTCGCAAGATATCAAGCGAGGACCGCGAGAATCTTTGGGGACGAGTATAACTCGTGCCATCGATTCTACTTCGACTAATCCCTCGAATGAGGGATATGTATCCAACAGTGCATCCACTGAAGCGCAAAAATACGCGTCAAAGGGATACATTTGCTGGATCCGAGGGTTAATTCTCTCAAAATGCCATTTCTCCCAGAGTTGTTCCGATGTGGATACAGCTCCAGGACCATGGCAAGGGAGAATCTCCCGTGCATCGAACGCTTGAAAAAGCCTATACAGGTATTTTCTAGCTTTACGGACGATTGGCCAAAGCTCCCCGAGGTCAGAAATGACTTCAGGACTTTGGAACCCGGCCGCATCAATTTGA